CGTTTGACGCTAATAAGTCACGCCTGGAGCCTGGCGAGGGGATATAAACGTCCCCGTTCACTCATTAACAACGTCCCATCCTGCGTCGGACGCCACACATTCTTTTAGCGCGAGAAGAGTTCCCCCTGTACCGGTCGGATTATCGACCGCCGGTCACTTGATAGCTGATGTGCCCCAGATTCGGAGCAGGGACCAACGTACCGGCGGAGGAGAGATCCTCACTATCGCTTGCTTATCAGCATGTGACGTCGTTCGCCCCGCGACAATTCTGTTGCCAGAACTATGGGACGCCAAGAGACTGATGTGAATTAGCCATCAACCTGTGGGATAAGACAAAGTCTTTCCCTAATGGCACGCATCTCTCTTAACGATATGTATTCGTCAGGAACGAATTGCATATCGTCTTCTACCTTTCCATACGCGTCATCATATTTTAATGATGCCAACTTAGACACGTAGCTAAGTCGGGACCAGGGCTTCACAACCCTGTACGCGTATGTCCTACGTAACTCGCCCACGCTAGGCGAATAAACGTCTCTCTTCCTGCCACCATCCCGACCGTTTTGCCACTGCCAAGCAGTAAAAGCAATCCGTTCGTCAGGATCCAAAGCTCTACGTAAGCCAAGGATCTCCGGACTTCTTTCCTGAGAAGGGGCGAGCGGCAAAGGCGTAAAAAGCCTGTGCCACATCTCCCTAGTCCTACAAAAAGCAGGATACGACTTAGGATGAAGTAGAAGTTGGTGAGGCAGGAAACCCCATTTCTTTCCGATTCGAGAGCGTACGAAAGCATCCGTCCACTCGCGGGAAAAGCGCACCGCGCTGGCAGCGTGCATCATCCCTTTAAAATCGGTTTGAAATCCCCCTCTCCTCAAATGGCGTACCTCACGCCATTTACCACCTCCACTCAGAAAGGCAGTCGAGTTGACCTCGGCTACCACTTCGCTACGTATCGTCTTTTTGTCATTAAGCTTCCAACCGGAAGGATAAGACTCAGGCGAAACGTAAGCATCTGAGCTTACTAAACAGTCATCGCCGTTGACTAAATAAGAGGCCTTATGGCCTCTCATAGCCCAGCGAGCTGCAAGGTAAGACTGCAGACAGAGTAAAGGAAAGGAAAGGTAGGCTCCCATCATCTGTCCGTGGGTCACTTCGCCCTCGATCACACCGTTCACCGTTACTAAGGGCCTAAGCGACAAGTGAGCAAGCTCACGTATGCCGCCAGGTACCCGTTCACACTTACTAAGTAGCGAACCGAGGATGGCCTCTGTGGACTCGAGGGACAGATTATCAGTAGCACTGACGAGGTCAATACTAGTCTGATATCTGTACCTACAAACAGATGAAATCTTCTCCGACGTCGGCGGTCCGACAAGGCACCAGGATTGCCTGGAAAGATGCTTATAAAGCATCTTGTGCAAAGGAGCTAGCATATCAATTGCCTTATCATAAATGATTAAAGGCCTGACTTTGCCAGCACTTAGCACCTCCTTGTACCGCGCTTGGAACGGTATCCCTGTGACAAAGGGACCGCTCAAGCATTGACCGACGTAGGACTTCCATTCGCCCATCCAAGCATGGTCGGCTCTCTGTTCAGAGAACCTAGCTGTGGCATTGGGGACATGAGAATACACAAATTTCTCATAGTCACGGTCCCAACCGAATGGAAACATCCTGCGTACCTCTCTACGTAAAAACGAGAGGTACTCCGGAGAAGAGGGGAGAGGGTTAGAGAACGCAGACGCTTTCCATGCGTCTGCGCAGGAGGGAGTGTGGAAACGACAACCTTGAGGAAGGTTGCGCTTAATTGATGCGACGGAATGAGCAAATTCCCATCGCATTCGTTTCCCCATTCTCGACAGGGTCAGAAGCCCCGAACAATCCCTGCTGCCAGTCTGGCGGCGAGGAAAAGGCACGGAAGCCCTCTTCTGACCCTGAAGTAGAAGAAAAGAGAGATAGCGATTTAAATCAGACGGCTCAAGATCCGGGCATTCACTATGGGGTAACCCATAGCGAATCCGAATAAGTCTTAAGCCGTTGACAACGGTCTCTCTTGTGTCTAGCGCTGCCTTGCGGCAACTACGACACGTTTGAGCCTCAGAACCACAGGTGGGTTTAACTGAGGCGGCGGTGCACGTGACTTTTGATCGTGTGCCAGACATCTGAAAGGTAAAGCTGCGAAGCTGCCTGGATCAGATGGGTTCCTTTAAC